GTTGTCTCCTTGGATCCTCTCGAAACCCCCGTTTCAAGGATCCTTTTAAAGCCCGGTTTTACGACCGGGCTTTTTTTTGGCCTGACCACCCACAGGCCGCAAGCGTGGGAACGGGCCCGCGCGGCGAACCGAAGTGGGGAGGTGATCGAATTGGCACGGTCGGGGGCTGTGGATAAATTTGGCCCTCGCTAATGCTGGTGCGGGTTTGCGGGCGATTTGAGGCATTTTGGCGTTGCTGGTGGCTTTGGCGCGGAATGGGCGGTCCAAAGGGGCAAAACGGTCCGAATGGGCGCTTTGTGGGCCTGGGTGGGGCTGTGGTGCCGAGAAGTGGTTCTGGGGCCCTGTGCCCCCGTTTTCATTGGAGAGCCGCGCTCTAAGCCCCCGCCAATCGAGCACTTGGCTGAGGTTAGAGCGCTCCCGGGAAGTCGCACGCAAGGAAGTCGCACGGCAATTTGGGGAGCTTCTTCCAATAAATGTATTGAAATCAATGGGTTAGTGAGCGCCGCATTGCACTTATCCACAACGTGCGACTTCGACTAAGTCGCACGCCTTTAAACCGCTTTAAAACAAAACGTCTTGGCGCCGGTCCTCAGGGGCGGTAGCCCCGGCTGCAGCCAAGATGCGCTCCACCTGCCGCTCTGTGAGGTGGTACTCAACAGCCAACTCGTGGGCCGTTTTGTGGGTGGCGTAGGCCTGGGCGATGCGTGCATTGCGCACCTGGATCAGTGCCCGTTCGGCCTTGGGAAGCTGGAAGTAGGACTCGCCGCCATACACCTCAGCCAGCTTTAAAAGGTTCTCCAGACCAATGACGTGCGCGGATATGTGAGTGCCGCCCGTGGACGTTGGGCATAACCAGTCAGGTCTCTTCGCGTGCCTGCTCATCAGTGTGGTCGGGCTCTTCTGCGGCGTCGTCATCGGCCCTCCGTATGGCTCGAAGGCCGGTAAGAACTTGGTCACCATATGGCGTCAGTGTCCAGTACGTTCCCGCGTCCTTGAGACTACGCGTCTTCTCACTCTTCGCGATGAGGCCGAGCGCGCGCAGCTGAATCTTGATGGTCTGGTAGTCGTGGTCATCGACCTGGAAATTACGCAGGTTTTTATGATTGCGCAGGCCCTGTTCCTTAGACCGCTGCGTACGAGAGCGAGCTTGGATCATTTTGTTCATCGACATGCGAAGGCCAGCTTCTGTTGTCTCGTCAATTAGATAGGGCCCGACTTCGTAGAAGATCTCATCCCAAGAAAGATCGACGCTGAAGTTCCACTCCCAGTTAGTCCTGGAGACGGTGGAGAAGTCGGAGGAGGAAAAACTGTAGTCGATCGAATATTTTTCGAAACCTTGCGACAGTTCTTCCGTCCCTGGCGGGGCAGAGTTGCGAACCGCCGCGAGCTTGGCTTCTAATTCTTCAATCTGACGGCGCAATCGCAGCACCTCTGACGCTGCCGCTCCATCAATCAATTCGTTAGATCGGACCCAACCTACCCCAGGCTGCTGCCTAATTAATTTCACGACGCTACGACTAACTACTGAGCCGAGCTCCGCTGGGCCCTCCCAGAATTTGCACAGCTTTTGGCTTACAGATGATCGGAAGGTGACAAGCTTGGCTCTCCCTTCGTCAGTTCGCTCACACTTCGCAGAAGGTAGATTTTCAGGCGCCTTGTGTAGGAAGGCTAACGTTGGCTTTCCAGTTTCTAGGGCATACCGATACTCCATCTCGGTATAGCTAAGGCCACTTGGTGCAATGCTTCCATAGCGGCCTGCGCAGATGATGATGTAGTAGTCGCATTCATCGATCACGCGTTTAATAAGACTCCACTGCTCCTCATCAGCGGCTGGAAAAAGCTCCATACCGGATGGGATGCAGTCCAGTTCAAGCAGAGCTTGCATCACTTCCTGGCGCTCTGCGCGCAAATCCTCATAAGTGGAGCTGACGAATACTTGGTAGCGCTTGTCCATGGATAAGAGGCCTAACACAATGTGGCACGCGCAAACCCTTTGGTCATTTCTGGCTTGCGATCTGACTTGATTTGGCAAAAATGTAACAAGTGGCTCGTAACTTCCCCCAACATCGCATGAACTGCAAGTGACTACGGCGCTGAAAATCCACTGCCCCTCCTTAACCGTGCACCTCGAAGTTGCTGGTTGTTCCAGCGAATGCACTAGCTTCAAATACTATAGCTCGCGGAAGGAGTTGGGCACTAGGATGAATTGACGCCCAACTTGTCCCATATGGTCCAGCTTTTTTCGTAGGTCCTGCGAGATACGCTACGCTAGCTCTCACAACCACAATCACAATCCATGGCTCTTCAAGACAACAAGAAGCCCAAGCTGGAGGACGTGGAGTTCACCACGAGCATCAGCGACGAAGACTACACGCGTCATGAAATGGTGCGTGTATATGCGGTCGGGAAAATCTTCACCAAGGTGTGCTTCAAGCAGGTAAATTTTTTGGGGTGTTACTTTCGCAATTGTCGATTCATCGGATGCGACTTCACGGGAGCGTTTGTCAAGGAAACCAATCTGCGAGGTTCGCAGTTCGAGAACTGCACCTTCCGATACACAGCTTGGGAAAAGTCGCAACTCGATGATGACTTCCTCGACCACTGCCTTCCCAGCGAGGAGAATCTCGCCAGAGACTTGGTCAGGTCCTTGCGAGTCAATTTCGCAGAGATTGGCAACTACGAGGCGGTCAACCGATCAGCGTCCATTGAAGTTCGCTTGACGGGGCAACACCTTTACAAAGCTGCCTACTCGAACGAGTCGTACTATCGATCAAAGTACAAAGGCGTCGACAGACTTTCTCATGCAGCCCAGCATGCTCGTTGGAAGGCTCTTGATCTACTTTGGGGCAATGGTGAGAGCATCATTCGTATCGTGTTTTGCTGTCTTTTTGCCATTCTTGTCATCTCGATTCTCTATGCGCGCGATGCAAACGTTTCGCTAGCTGCTGCGCTGACAGAATCGGTGTGGCAATTTTGGGGGAAGCAGTACGCAGAAGCCATGCCCCCGATCTATACGCTGGCGCTCACCATCACTCAGTTTGTCGCGTTTGGTCTGTTCATGGCCATCCTGGTTAAGCGCCTCTCACGAAGATGAGACACGAAATCTATGTTTTCGGATCGATGACCAGAGGAGAGGTGTCCTCATCTTCAGACGCGGACGTACTGGTGATACAAGACATCTCGGAGCCGAAGCTCTTACCACCGTCTTGGAGCGTTTACTCTAAGAAGACCATAGAAGGCTACTTCGCAGATGGACGGCTTTTTGCATGGCACCTGCACCTTGAGGCGGTCCGCGTCTACCCTCGTTCGGGTGTTGGATTTCTTGCAGAACTTGGTAAACCTGCCCCCTACTCTTCGTTGGCTGCAGACCTTGCCGATTTGCGATTGCTCCTTGCCAACTCCTTGAGCGAACTTGAAAACGACTCACCCAGTTCGGTCTACGAACTAGGAATTGTGCACACGGCGATTCGTGACATTGCAATGGCGGCTTCTTGGACAATGTTAGAGAAGCCCTCCTTCAGCCGGTACGCTCCCTACGAGCTTCCGATAGTTTGCCCATTGCCAATTCCCATCTACGAAATCGCGATGCGGGCGCGGCATGCTTCTACGCGAGGCGCCGAAATGCCTAGAGATGTCGATATTGCTGTCAGCTACTTCAAGGCCAATCCCATTCTTGAGTGGGTCGAATCAGTTCGGAGTGAAGCTTGTCCAACACATTCATGAGCAAAGTCGTAGCTGAACGCTGCGCGTTGGGGGTGGTAAATCGAACCTACTCCGGAAATCGCCAATTGCCTGGTCTTTCGGCGCCCGCTATTGAGCATTGGCGAAACAAAGTCCACTTGCCTGCTGATCACGTGTTGGTCCAGACTCTACTGAGACTGGCGGACGTGGCTCAAACGCTTTCAAACAAGAGCAATGAATCATTCACGCCGCTTGCGCCAGAGGTGGGGGAAACGCTTAGTCAACTAATGGAGCAATTGGCAGCAGAAGTCAGAGTGCTGCAAAGTTAAAGATCTCGATTGGGCCGAACTCTCCGCTGCTTGAGAATATCCAGAGTCTCTTGCCGCCACTGGTCAGTTCACGAATCGAGTTCAACGTAGCAGTCTGCTACGTCGTCGACAAGGCGGTTCAGAACAGGGTAGCTTGTCTGCGGTCACCAGGCGCTGACACTCCCATCTCAGCAACGATTCGCACAATCTGCCTCTCAGTGAGGTGGTACTCCACGGCCAGTTCGCGGGCCGTCTTGTGGGTAGAGTAGGCATGGGCGATGCGTGCATTGCGCACCTGGATGAGCGCCCTCTCCGCCTTCGGGAGCTGGAAGTGCGCTTCTCCACCGTACACCTCCGCCAGCTTTAAAAGATTGTCCAGACCAATCTCATGCGCAAACGGATGGTCAGGCGTGACTCGCGCGGGGGTTGGGATATATATGCGCAGCCCTCCCGAGTGCCTCACTAGCGCCATGGTGGCATCCAGGCCAATCAAACGCTCAAAGTCCTGCAATAGGGGCGGCAGCAGTTCTTGGGGGACGGCAGGAACGATGTTGCGCATCGCCGTCAGAGTCGGGCGGTCTTGGCCCGGTCCAGCATTGCTTTGAGAGCTTCGATGACCTTGGAGGCTTCCAGCGTGGGCAGGAACTTCACATCAGCTACACCGATGCCGGTAGTGCGCCCCACGAACGCCAGCAGCGCAGAAGGGCTAGGGTCGCGCAGCCCTCCCGCCTCGCCGATCTTGCGCCAAAGCCATTTGATCTTCTCCGCCTGGTCAAACACGCGGAACTTGGCCGCAGTGGGCGTGTATCCAAGTGAAGCCATGTGAGCAAGCACCACACGACGGCCATTAGCGTCCAGCTCAGCGGCACTGCATTTGCCGGTGAGATTGCGCAGGTGAAACCGGTAGTCTTCTTCCGACCACTGCAAGGCCGCTTTTCCTTGGTGAATGTGACCCAGTTCCCGCCTGCGCATGGCATCGGAGTTGGCCGCAGAATGTCCGGGCGCCAATGACATTGCACGTCTCATTCGCTGACTCCTGAGCGATCTCCGTGAAGTGGGCCCTTCGCTCCTCCACGCATCGCGGGCTGAATCAGCCAGTTCCAGATCCCGAGCAACGAGGTGATGGTGAACCCGATCTGTTGGACGAAGAAGAACCAGTGCGCGTTGCGTGCCCCAAAGATCAGCCAACCCAGGTTGCTGACGAACCAAGCCACAAACGCCAGTCCTGAGTAGCGGCTTTTGGTGGCGAGCAGGAGGGCACCCAACAAACCAAGGCCTGCGGAGAGCATTTCAAGTTGTTGCATGTTGGCTGCTTTAAATATCAGTGGGGCCGATCTGGATACGCTGATCGGCAGGCTCGTCGTCGGTAGGTGCTGGGTCAAGGAGGCCTGCAGCCTCAAGTGCGGGACGGCAGGCGTCACAGGTCAGCTCGTACCAAGCCACTTCATTGACCTGGCAGCACACACAGACAATGCGTGGGGATGCACTCATCGGGCGATGCCCTCCCAGCCAAACGCAGGTGGTGATTCGTCGTCGGCCAAGAGGCCCTGCATCCAGTCATGGGCTGTCAAGGCACAGTCCAGCGTGTTCTGGCTGAAGTCGCCCGCATCGCTCAATTCGCCGAAGGCTTCGTGAACCTCATCCAGCGACATGCGCTCTTGCAGCACTCTGATCTGCGCCGTGATGGCCGCGCGGTTGTCATCGCCAAAGAACGAGTGGGTGGGCACCAACGGTTGCACGGCCTTCAAGCGCTCGATCTCGACCTCGATGACCTCGGGGGTGGGCTTGGTACGTTGGTTCATACGGCTGCCATGTCCAGGTTGATGGCCTGATAGACACCGTTGGCATCGCGCTCGTAGAAGCGGATATAGGGCTTGCTGCCAGCCACCTGAATGCTGTCGCCGATGGCGGCCATGGCGCGCTGCCACTTCTCGTCGTCGATCTTGGCGCGGCGCAGGCCCAAGACACGGCCGGTGTTGATCTTCCCGGCCTGGTCGACCTGGAACGCATCGTTGACCAGGAGTTTGATGTGGGCGTTGCTGCCCTTGCTCCACACCTGGATGCACTCATCAATTAGGGCTTTGGCCGCCATGAGGCGCTCATCGAACACCAGGCTCTCCTGGATCTGGCGCACCACCTTGTAGCGGCCATCAAAGGAGATCAGCGTCACGTTGCCCTTCTTGCCACCGTGTTGCACCTCGTACTGGGCCAGGCTTCGGTCAATGAAGTCGCTGACTTCGGCCATGGCGGCAGCTTTAAAGCGGGCCAGCTCGGCGTGCTGTTTGGCGGCGGCTTGACACAGGTCGGACACAGTGCGGTGGCGGTCCTTGTCGATGTCCTTGATCTTGGACACGGGGATCAGGGCGCCGTTGGCGTCTTCCCAGTAGCCGTTGGGGATGGTTTTCTCTGTCATGGTTTTTTCTCTCCTTGGTCGGTGATCAGTGGATGGGCGTGCCTTTATCCGGCGGTGCTCCTGTAGGCATTGCGTTTGCCCTGCATGAGACTTGGGCAGTTGGTGTGATCCAGTGCGCCCCGGCGGGCGGCGGGCATAGGTGGCGGCACATAGGCCCCTCGCATGGCATCGGGACGCGTAGGCGCGGCCGTAGGGCCTGTGTCTGCGTGTTGTGTGCTGGTGGCACTTGTGGCGCCAGGCAGCGGCAGGCACATTGGAGTGACGGCGTAGACGGTGCCAGCGCGGTGCAGGGTCTGGCACTCCAGGAACCCGCCTTTGTGCAGCGTGGCGAGGCACTCCTCCACCTCAGCCAGGCTGTAGGTGGGGCTCCAATGGCTAGTCAGGCGCAGCACGCTCCACCAGCCACCATCCTTGCGGATGAAGGCCCACAGCGCTGCGCAATCAAGAGTCAGTCCCTTAGCCATGGCTGCGCCCTCCCTGGACCACCGTGAGCCCACGCATGCCCTGGAACCAGGCGTAGTCGATGACGGCGAAGCGCAGTGCCTCGCGGCGGTTGATGCCGAAGCCGTTCTGCAGGCAGCGTGCACGGCGGGTGATCCAGCGAAGCGGCGGACGCTGATAGTTCGGAGCGGTGCTCATGACAGCCCTTTCCAGAAGCTGGTAGCGCGGGCCGTGCTGCTGATCTGCTGGGCCTGGAGCGCATCCAGCTCGGCGCGGAGCTGGGCCATGTGCTCACGGTGCAGTGCGCGCTCGCGGTCCATGTAGATCGCAATGCGACGGATGCGGCGGGCCACCCAGGCTTCGCGCACCGCGTGCGCCAAACCCACGGGGCCGCCAATGGCGATGGTCTTTAAAACGTTCATGGGGCCTCCTGCGGGACCGGGATGGGAATGACCTTGCTGCGCGGTTGGACCGCACGCGCCACGGGTGGCGCGCTGGCGGCCTTGTGGGGGCACTGGTTGCAGGCCTGCCAATGCCGCATGTCCCTCGGGGTTGACGGCGCGCTGCGATGTGCATGTGCCCGGCATTGATCGGCTGTGACCTCTTGGGACACGCCTCCTGCCTCCTCGGTCAGGTGCGGACACGCGTAGCGGCCGAAGGTGTGAACCACCTTGTCGGCCACGCGCGCCGTGCTGGCCGTGCCCTTGCCGTATTCCCCGCTGCCGTTGAGGACCTGGCTCAAGGTGGCCGGGCTGATGCCGAGCGTCTTTGCCACCTGGGTGCGTTGCTGTCCCTCGGTGCGCTGCTGCAGCAGTTCAAACCATGACTCGCTCATATACGGTGGCTTCATTGGTCGGAGCACCCTTCGGAGTCACTGGCGACGGCGTTCGCGGCTTTGCGATAGCGTGCAGGCACTGCACTCGCGTTTGGCAACTGGCTGGGGTGTATCTGCCCGGGTTTGGTTGGTGGGGGCCAGCGCCCCAGGTCTTTGACCAGGACGTAGCGGACGCGCCCACCTGCCTCCCGCTTTTGGCCGGTCACAACCGCAGAGGTGGGATGCTTTGTCCAGGCCAAGAGCAGCGCACCGATGCGTTTGGTCTGAGCTTCAAAGTTGTCGTCTGCGTCGATCAGCGTCTCCGCCGCTTCGACTGCTGTCAGGCGGCGGCGGATGCGCAGCAGGTTCCATACACGGGTGGGTAAAGCTTGTAGGTCCGGCGTGGCGCCTGGCATCGCTTGCACTGCTGCCTGGGCGACTTGCAGCCCCGTCGCTGTGGCGAACCACAGCCGGGGGCTACGCGACCTGTGAGGCTTCAAAGCCCGCGATTCCACATATCCCTGCTTCTGAAGGGATGAAAGAGCCAGGTCAGCGATGCCTACGGGATAGTGCAAGTGATCGCTGGTGGCCCATTGGCTGACCTCAGCGGCGGTGATCGCCTGAGTGGTGCGATTGACGTTGGCGCCGATGGCCGCCAGCGCTGGGAGGAAGAACCATTGCAAGAAGGCCATCACACCCCCTTGTTGGCCGCGATGTGGCCGGTGAAGTCCGTGCACAGGGGCTTGCCCTTCACGTGGGCCACATCCACCTCTGTCCAGCTATTGGTCTCGGCCCACACCTCGATGTTGGCGATGGCATTGAGCACATGACGCATGCGGCCCTTGCTGTCGCGGTGGATTTGTTCCACCAGGGCGGGCGAGAGCGCCACCTCGGCCTTGGCCTTGCAGGTCGCCTGCACGTCTGCCAGGCTCAGTGGGTGCAGTTGAACGATGCGCGCCACGCGGCTGGCGATGTGCTCGTACCGCTGCACGATGGCCGGGAAGTCCTGCATGCCGACCAGGAACACCATGGTGCCGGTCACGTCGGAGATATCACGGATGGTCTCCAGCTTGGCAGCGCTCTTCATGTCAGCCAGGTAGTCGGCTTCATCAACGATGAGGGCCTGCATGGTCTGCGCCAGGTGCTGGGTAATGCGGTTCTCGATGTCCTTGGCAGAACCGCGTACTGCCACCCCCAGCTCGGCGGCGATGTCTTCCAGCATGGAGCGAGGTGTCCACACCTTCTTGGCGCGGATGAACACATGGCCGTTCTCGCTGGCCCAGCGCTCGGTCATCTCGGACTTGCCGATACCGAACTTGCCCTGGATCAGCACGAGGCTGGCCTCGCGGGCGCCCCGGCGCTCAACGATCTTCTCGGCCTCCTTGAGCAACCGGAAGTTGGTGGTTTGCACGAATCCTTTTTTCACCTTACATTCCCCTTCGTTTGGGTCTCTCAAAATCACTCAGGCACGCTCTGTGACGGTTGCCGCCGTCACAGGGCACTCTTAAAACCGGACTGCTCGTCCGCGTCATCCCAGCCCAGGCCCCGCGCCGTGTAGTAGTCGGCCAGGCCCTCATACCCCTCGCTTTTCACGTACTGGCGCAGCCATTGCTCGTCGCTCGCGCCCCACTGGTCGCGGTGCGCCATGAGCCACTCGTAGCGGTCGCTGGACGTGTCAAAGAAAGGCCTGCCCGAAGCCGCTTGCACGGCCTCGCCCTCGGAGGAAGAACAGGGAGGGAGGGAGGAGAAAACCTCCGGGGTGGAGGGCACGACCACGAATGGCGTGCTGGGCTCCGGCAGGGAAAACTGGGCGGGTTGCACCGTGGTCTGCAGCTCGCGCAATGCGAGGTCGATCTGCTGCTCACGGCGCTTGACGGCGGCCTTCACGCGCTTCTCCCGGGCCATGTCAATCACGGGCGTTGGGAAGAAGTCGCGGCGGCTGGCTTCGTACTTGGCCTCGCAGACGTAGTCACCGTCCAGCGTGTAGACCAGCACAAAGCTCGGGTCGTGGATGTCGTAGCGCACGCTGACCTCGCGGCCATCCACATCGCGGCGCATCAGCTCGGGCGCTGCATAGGTCTGGTTGAAGAAGGTCACCTGACCGCGCTTGGCGGTGCGCAGCACTGCGGGCATGAACATCATGCGCAGCTCAAGCTGGGTGAGCAGCTCCTGCTCTTCGACCTTGTACTCAGCGGCCCATGCCTCGGCGGGGGTCATGTGCTTACCGTCGGCGCGCTTGGGCAATGTGCGATGCCGGTGCTCATGGTTGTACTCATGCACAGCCTTCTCGACGGCGTCGATGAACTGCTGCCACGTGGGCACCTTCGCGCTGAGCACCACCACCTCGCCCGACTGCTGAGCGCGGCGCACGGCGCGCTGCTCTTTCTGCAGCTCGGCCGCTACCTTGCGGAAGGTGCCGCCATCAACGTCCTTGCCCTGGTAGGTGGCGAAGTTGCGGGCGCAGTTGATACCCACCGTTTGCCACAGGCGCTCAATGCCCCCGTGGCCTTGCGGCTTGCCCGCGATACCGGTGCGGTGGTCGATGCCCAGCCGAGCGCAGAACCCATCAATCGGGCAATCCATCTGCTTGGCTGTTTCACCTGCGCCGTTGTCGCCGTAGAGGATGGCGGGCACACCCCACTGGCCTACTGCATGCCGCAAGGCATCGCCCACCGCACGCACGTTCTCCGACAGGTTCACCGACCAGCCCGTGACCATCCGGGTCTTGGCATCCAGAGTCACGGTCAGCTCGGGGGCGAACGGTGCCCCGTGATCTGGGTGGCGCACCTTGGCTTTAAACGTGTGGCCGTCAATCAGGGCGACATCGTTGGCCTTCAGGACCGAGGTGTCGCGCCATTTGAAGGGCAGTTGTGCGTCGCGCTGCGCACCGGGTGCGAAGCGGGCCTTGATCAGAGCGGTGTTGGCCTGGTGGCTCTTACCGAACTTGTCCAGGGCACGGCGTGCCCGGGCGTACAGGGCCTTCCACGTATCAAAGTCCCGGCCGAGCTGGCGGGTCACTTCCTTGGCTGCGCCTGTGAGCTTGCGGAACCGAGCGTCCCGGCTGTGGAACAGGCCCAGCACTGCGGCCACGTCCTGCTCCACGTCTTGGAGAGCTGGCTCTGGTGCTGGTGCGGGCAGCAGGCCCCACCAGCCCTCGGCGCGGTAAATGCCCAGGTACCGCTCCAACGTGCGGGCGCTGACCTGGTCAGCTCGGGCGCGCTGGTTGGCCTTGCGCGCAGTGGCCTGCAGCTCGGCGCTGGCCTGGCCGCTGGCGAGCTGAAGGGCCACCAGGTTGCAGGCGCGCTTGATACCGTGCACGGGCTCCAAGTCCAGCACCATGTTCACCAGCAGCATGCGGGCGTCAGCCGTAGCCTTATCGGTCAGGCTGGGCGGGCGTCGTGTGGGCTCTGGCATGGGGGCCAGAGGTGCGGGCAGTGGCTTCTCGGGCGGGGCGAACGACACCACTGGAGCGGGATCAACCTGGGCCAGAGCCGTGGTTGCAGCCTTGGCGACCGTGCGGGCTGCAATAGCCGCGCGGGTCTCAGCTGGCAGTGCAGTGGCTTCGTATTCGAGTCCGCCGCCGACCCTGCCTGCGCGAGGCTGGCTCGGTATGCCTAGCTTTTCGAGCTTCTCGCGAGTGCGGAACTCCGTGCTGGGCATGCCCGGCAGGCCTGCAATTTCTCGTGCGGTGAGCCAAGTCATGTGCGTGGCTCCTGCTGCTTGCGGATGCGCCCTGAGCGGGTCACAGTGATCTTGACAGTCCGTGCCTGAGCCTTTGCTCGCGTGGTCATGTATCTGGACGGCCAGATTTCCTGCGCAGGCTTGCCAAGAGCATTGGCAACGATCTGTTCAACAGCCCACCAGTGGGTCGTCAGGACGCGCTGAAAGTGTGAGTAGCCATGCTCCTTAGCAAGCTGACGAAGGCTTACACCTTTCTTTTCGAGTGCGGCCTTGACATCCGCAGGATGCCAATCTGTCTGCTGCATACATTTTTGTGTGTCCATGGTAATGATGGTAAACACAAAAAAATGTTCTCGCAAGCTTTTTCAACACATAAAAGAGTGTGTTTGAGTGTGGCCTCGAGTTGCCATCAGGCGATATAGGTGGTATCGGGTGTTTCCGTTTTATCTCGCGCATGCTTTAATGTGTTCATGGACACACTAAAATGTTCACCCCGCTCAGCGTGGTGTTGAGATCATGGACAGACCGAGCAACGAACTGCGCGATGCGTATGCGGCTTCACTTGGCGAGCGAATCAGGTCGTGCCGAGCTGGCTTCACTCGTGAGGAGTTCGCGCGCCGCCTTGACCTTCATGTCAACACCATTGGGAAATTTGAGCGCGGCATAACGATCCCTGATGCATTTGCGCTCTTGCGGATGGCCGAGATAGGTAAGTGTCCCGCCGAGTGGCTGCTGACGGGTCAGGTGAAGTCCGACAAGATCGAACGCAGCGTTCAGGCAGTCGAAGTTGGTGAGTACATCTACGTCCCGCATTTCGACGTGGCGTTGTCGGCAGGTAACGGTGTGTTCTGCGACGTTGAGCGCGTTGTTGCAATGCGCCCCTTTGACGCCAAGTTCATCCGCCAGGACCTCGGCATTGCTCACAACGAATTGGCGTTGGTTTCTGTGATTGGCAACTCAATGGAACCGTTGCTGCGGTCTAGAGACACCACGATGCTTGATCTTCGTGCCAAGGATGTACTGACCGAAGGCATTCACGCAATCCGTCTCGATGGTGCGTTGATGCTGAAGCAACTGCAGCGCTTGCCTGGAAAAGTACTGAGGGTCAGTAGTTCAAACCCAGAATATTCGCCCTTTGAAATAGAAGGCTCGGATGCAGAATCGCACCGCGACTTTTCGGTATTAGGCCGGGTCCGTTGGGGCGGCGTCACGTTCAATTGAAAAGGGGGAGCGCCATGCTCAAGCAGACGATGTTTCTCGCCGCTTTGTTGCTTTCTTTGCCGACATGGGCGGTCAACAAGTGTGCAGGCTCTGATGGCAAGGTTGTGTTCCAGGATGCACCTTGCGCTGACGGCGCCAAGAACCTTAAAGCTCCTAACGAGTCAACCGCTGCCAAGCCCCCTGGTGTGATGAGCGCCGCAGATGTCGCCCGTTCATTTGAGAATCAAATGGCGCAGCCGGAGATGCAGAAGAAAATTCAGACAAACGTTGAGCGGCGCCAGCTCCTTGAGAAAGCCGATACGCTTAGCCGAAGGGGCGATTCAACACGGTGCGCTCAGGGGGTACAACCTCAGCCGCGCGTGGGCATGTCAGAGGATCAGTTCCTGAACTGCACGATGTTCGCAAGGGACTGGGATCACCTTCAGATCAATGAGACTGAGACTCAGTATGGCGTTCGCAAGCAGTATGTGTACGCTCAGCATGCACCTATAAAGTATGTCTACTTGGATCAGGGGAAGATCACCGCCATCAGTCGCTAGGAGTGGGTGGCGCCTACAGGCGTCCAGTAAGATTGACTAGTCTCAGATAGAGCTATCAGGCCGACATATGTCGGCCTTAGTTTTTTGTGCCCCGACCTCGACAGTCGCGGCATGGGAATCACCACCTCTTTCCTCCTGGGCATCGTCACGGTGCTGCTGTTCGCCTGCATCCTCAGCTGGGGGGCTGGGCCACGAGCACGATCAAAAGAAGGGATGCGGGGCAGCATCAACCCGCGCCAGATCGTCGCTGTCATGTCGCTCTCAGCGGCTGGGCTCGTGGGCCTGGTGGTCCACGAGAGCTACACCGATAAAGCCATCGTTCCCACGCAGGGCGACCGTCCCACTGTGGGCTTCGGCAGCACCATCCATGAGGACGGAACGCCAGTAAAGCTAGGCGACACCACCACCCCGGTGCGCGCGCTCATCAAAGCCCACACCCACATCACCAAGGATGAGGCAGCTTTCCGCGACAGCCTGCCAGGCGTAGCACTCCATCAGGGCGAATACGACCTGTATCTCGATTGGGTGTACCAGTACAGCGTGGGCGCCTGGCGCACATCAGCCATGCGGCGCGAGCTGCTCGCGGGCAACTACAAGGCCGCGTGCGATGGCCTGCTCGACTACCGCAAGCTGACCAGTGCCCGCCAGGAGGGGCCGGGCTGGGTCGTGAGCAGGCGCGACGCCCAGGGCAAGCCCAGCCGCTGGGAGTTCGACTGCAGCACGCCCGGTAACAAGGTCTGCCGGGGCGTATGGACCCGCCAGCTTGAGCGCCACAAGAAGTGCATGGAGCTGCAGCAATGAAGACCCTCAAACGTATCTTGATGGGCGTTGCAGGCGCGGCCCTGATCGCCTTCCTCATCTTCTGCCTGGCCGTCATGTGGATGGTCGGCCAACTGCCCCATTGATGCCATGGCTGCTCGTCTGCTCATTGCCCTCGTTGCCGCCCTGGCTTTAGTCGGTGGCGGCTACTGGTGGGGTCACACCGCCGCCGACAACACCTGGCAGGCCAAGCACGCGAAAGCCCTGGAAGCCGAGCGCGAAGAGACCGCCAAGGAAACCAAGCGCGCCGACCAGGCAGCTGCCAACTACCTCACCGAACACCTTGACCAGGAAGACCGCTATGCCGCCCTCAACGCCACTTATCAGGACCTTCGCCGCCGTGTGCCTCTTGTTGTTCCTGGGCCTGTGGTTGTTGTCGCCCGCAGCGACCCGCCTGGGCCTGACTCGCCGGGCCCGGATGAGCGGAGTGCGCCTGCAACTGCTGTCGATAGCAGCCCTGTCCTCACTCTTGCTGCTGTCCGCATGTGGAACGGCGCCCTCACCGGCATCGACCAAGCGACCGGTGCCTGCAGCCTTGCTCGTCCCACCCAAAGCACCGACGCTGCTTGTGCCCAAGGCTCCGGGCTCACCCTCGACGACGCCTGGGCCAATCACGCAGCCAACGCCAAAGCCTGCGCAGATGACCGCCAGCGCTACCAACACCTGATCGATTTTTTAAACGGAAAGTGAACCCTCCATGCCAATGGAAAAAGACGAACTGATGCTGCTGGGAAAGATGGACGGCAAGCTCGACAGCATTACCGCCCACCTGGGCCGCCAGGATCAGCGCATCGACGCCCTCGACCAGCGCATGGAAGAGCGTCACAACGCCATCGACAAGCGCTTGCGCGTGGTGGAACAAAAGGCGGCAGTGGCTGGTGCCATCAGCGGCTCTGCCGTGTCCATCGGCATCGCCCTGGCTATCGAGGGCGTGAAGCAATGGCTGGGCCGTGGAGGCGCCGGACAGTAATGGCCCACGCATCCGAGAAGCGCACGCAGCTCCGGGGCCTGTATGTGTACCAGCGCCTACCGATGGAGACCGCCTGCAAGAAGGTGGGCGTGCCACGCAGCACCGCCAATCGCTGGAAGCAAGAAGCCGCCGACAAGGGCGACGACTGGGACAGCGTTCGCGCCGCCATGGCACTGGGAGACGATAACTTCGCCAGCCTGAGCAAGAAGCTGCTGGAAGACTACCTGGTGCAGCACCAGGCCACCATGGACCTGCTGCGCGAAGCCAAGGACATGGGGCCGATGCAGCGGGCAGAAACGCTCGCCAGCATGAGCGACAGCTTCAACAAGACGATGGCGAGCTTCAAGCGCCTGTCGCCCGAGTTGAACAAGCAGGCCATCCAGCTCGACGTGCTGCAGCGCCTGGTGTCGTTTGCCCAGGCCAAGTTTCCGCAGCACCTCACGGCCATGGTGGAGCTGCTGGAGCCCTTCGGTGAAGAACTGGCGAAGGTGAAGTAACGCCATGGCAAAGAGCAGCAAGGAGTTCCTCGAAGGCCTGGCCGCGTTGGCCGACGGCCTGCGCCGCCAGATCGACGCCAACCTCGACGGATGGGACGTAGCGCCAGAGGCCATTGCCGAGCGCCGCCGCAAGGTGTTCGACCCGGTGACCGGGTATGAATACTGGGACCGGAATTACTTCCCGCACTACGGCACCGCCGAGCCCAGCGCGCTGCACCAATACCTGTACAAGCGCCTGCCTGAAATGGTCAATGCATCCAGCGGCCAGCGGGACGCCCTGGCCGCCCCACGGGGTGAGGCCAAGTCCACCAAGGTGAGCATGTCGTTCGTTCTCTGGTGCGTGGTGACCGGGATCAAGTGGTATCCCGTAATCATCATGGACGCCTTCGAGCAGGCCGCAGAGATGCTGGAAGCCATCAAGGCCGAGCTGGAAGCCAACCCACGGCTGCAGGGGGACTTCCCCGAAGCCTGCGGCCAGGGCAAGGTCTGGCGTGCGGGCGTGATCGTCACGGCCAACGGCCGCAAGGTCGAGGCCTTCGGCTCGGCCAAGAAGATTCGGGGCCGCCGCCATGGCGCCCACCGCCCAGACCTGGCGGTGATGGACGACATCGAGAACGACGAGAACGTCACAACCCCGGCTCAGCGCGACAAGCTGCAGAAGTTCGTCACGGCTTCCGTATTGAACCTGGGGCCACCCGACGACAGCATGGATGCCATCCTCATCGGCACGGTGCTGCACTACGACTCGGTGCTTGCGCGCTTCCTTAAAAACCCGCTGTGGAACCGCAAGGTCTTTAAAGCCATCATCCAGTGGCCTGACCGCATGGATCTGTGGGAGCAATTTGAAGGGCTGCTGCTGGGCGCTGAAACGCCTCAGGAGGGCGAGGCCGCCGCCATGGCGATGTACCACGAGCAACAGACCGAGATGGACAAAGGTGCGGTGGTGAGCTGGCCCGCGCTGCGCCCCATCCACAAGCTGATGATCCGCCGTGCCCGAGAAGGCCACAGCGCCTTCGACAGCGAGCAGCAGAACGACCCGGTAGCGGGCGAGGATGCCCCCTTTGCCCACAGCATCCAGTTCTGGGTGAACCGCCTGGCCGAGTGGGTGTTCTATGGCGCGGCCGATCCATCCTTAGGCAGGCATGGCAACAGCCGCGACCCCAGTGCCCTGGGCATCGGTGGCTATCAGCGCACCACCGGCATCCTGGATGTGGTCGAAGCCAAGATCAAGAAGCGCACACCCGACCGGATCATCAGCGACATCATTGATTTTCAGCGGGAGTACTGCTGCATTGTGTGGGGCGTGGAATCGGTGCAGTTTCAGGAGTTCCTGCGCACCGAGCTGGTCAAGCGCAGCGCCCAGCTCGGCGTTCCGGTACCGGCACGCGGGTTGCTCCCCATCGCCGACAAGGTGCTGCGCATTGAAAGCCTGCAGCCGCACATGCACAACGGCCTGATCCGACTGCACCGCAGCCAGACCACGTTGACCGACCAGTTCCGCCACTTCCCCAAGGCCGATCACGACGATGGCCCCGACATGGTGGTGATGCTGTGGATGCTGGCCGTGACCGGTGGGGTTGCTGCCGCCGCCCAAGGTGGCAACAGCCAGGGCAGTCAACAGTCTGCCCGCGAGCGCTACGGACACACAGCCCAGCGCATGTTTCGGCGCGGCTGACCAGGGACTGCCATGACCGAAGACCAACAAAACGTTTTGATCATCCGGGGCCACATCGCGGGCCTGCCAGCCGCTGACCGCAAGGGGATCGAGCTGGCCGCGCAGAAGCTGCGCGAGGTGATCGCCCTTCACAACGACCATGGCCGCCTGGCGCTCGCCCTTGTGGGCGCCGAGCTGGCTGCAGAGGAATGACACCATGTGGCTGATAGATCGACTGAAAGAGGCCGTGGGCATCACCGCCGCCCCTGCCCAGCAATCCAACCCCGTCCGTGAGGCTGCATCTGCTCAAGGCGCAGATGAGCCCGGCTGGCGCCGCCTGAGCGGCGACGGCCTGAGCAACCAGAACGACCGCGACCTCTCGCCCATGGCGCAGGACCGTATGCAGAAGGTGGCCGAGTACCTTTGGCAGAGCAACCTGCTCGCCAACCGCCTGGTGGAGCTGCCTCTGGCCTACCTGCTGGCCGAGGGCGTCACTCTGCAGTGCAAAGATGAGGAGCACCAGAAGCTGCTCAATGCCTTCTGGTCGGACCCCATTAACAACTGGCCTTTAAAACTCACGCCCCGCGTGCGTGCCCTGGGCCTGCTGGGTGAGCAGTGCTACATCGCCAACGTGCGCGATGGGGATGGCTTTGTTCGTCTGGGCTACCTGGACCCGCGTCAGATCGCTACCGTGGTGACCGACCCGGACAACCCCGAGCAACCCATTGGCGTTGTGACCAAGCGCGACAACCGGGGTAAGCAGCACAAGTACCGGGTGATCGTGCTGGGCGAGGACAGCGACTTGTTCAGTGCAAACACCGCCCGCATCCGCTCCGAGGACTTCACGGACGGTGAATGTTTGCTGTACCAGCTAAACAAGTTCCCCAACGGCAGCCGGGGCCGCAGCGACCTGCTGGGGCAGATCGACTGGCTTGACGCCTACGACGAGTTTCTTTTCAACGAGCTGGACCGGATTGGCTACCTGCGCGCCTTTACCTGGGATGTGACGTTGACCGGGGCAGACCCCCAGGCCGTGAAGGACTATGAGAAGGAATTCAAGGCCCCGGCACCCAACAGCACCTTCGTGCACAACGACAGCGTGAAGCTGGAAGCCAAGAGCCCGAGCCTGCAGGCCGCCGACACCAGCGAGAGCGCCCGGCTGCTGCGCAATCATGTACTGGGCGGCAGCACCACGCCCGAGCATTGGTACGGCGGTGGCGGTGACGTGAACCGTGCCGCTGCCTCGGAGATGGGAGAGCCAACGTTCAAGATTTACACCGGGCGCCAAAACTTCCTGAAGCTGATGCTGGAAGAGATCGGCCGCTTCGTGCTGTGGCGCTCTGCCCAAGTCAGCGGCGTGAGGCCTGACTGGTCCGAGGACAAGTGGCAGGTGACGGCGGTCTTCCCCGAGCTGGTAAACCGCGACGTGACGAAGTTCGCCGCCGCCATGGCTTCGCTGGTCACAGCGGTGATCCAGATGATTGATGCAGGGCTGCTGACCGAGGAAACCGCCCTGAAGCTGGTAGCCGACGTGGCCCAGCGGTTCGGGCAGGACTTCGACGCCAAGACGGAACTGGATGCTGCACGTAAGGAGCATCAGGAACGCAAGAAGGCCAAGGCGGCGGAGGACAGCTTCAACCTGCCTGCCGACCTGCGCGACGCGCTGCAAGCGGGCAAGGTACAGCCCAAAGCACCGGAACCCGCCCCGGTTCCTGCAACGGCTGAACAGGCGTGACGCCCGAGCAAAAGCGTTTCGAGGCGGTGCTTAAGGAGCGCCTGGCGGAGCGCGCCCGGCTTCTCATTGGTGCCGACCAAAAGGTCGTGGGCCTGCTTCGGGACGCGTTGAGCCAGATCACGGCCCAGCTCGCAAGCCAGCCCGCCGAGTGGCAACAATGGCATCTGACCAGGCTACGGGACCAGATCTCGACCGTGCTCGTCGCAACAGGTCAAAAGGCAGGGGCGGAAACCGACTTGGCCCTGCGAGATGCCTGGCAGCAAGGAGAGGACCTGGTGGACAAGCCGTTGGCCGCCGCAGGGCACGCGGTGGAGATGCGCCTCACGGCCCTGGATGCCAGGGTGTTGTCTGCCATGCGCACCTTCGGCCACGAGCGCTTGAACAACGTTGCGGCCGAGGCCTTGGGCAAGATCGGCCAGCAGCTCGGCCTGGTCACGATTGGCAGTGTGACGCCCTTCCAGGCCATCAAGGCAGTTCAGGCACTCCTGGAAAGCGACTCGACCAGGCGCGCCACCACCATCGTACGTACCGAGGTAAGCCGGGCGTTCGCCGTGGCATCCAAAGAGCGTCTTGTGCAAGCAGCCCCTCTGGTGCCAGGCCTCGGCAAGCAGTGGCGGCGCAGCGGCAAGATTCACAGTCGCTGGACCCATGACCTCATGGACGGACAGGTCGTGGATGCGGGTGAGTCCTTCAAGGTGCCCAACCCCGGTGGCGGCATTGACCTGATGCAGTGCCCTCACGACCCCAAGGCCCCGCCCGAACAGGTGATCAACTGCGGCTGCCTCGCCATTCCCTACTTGAAGAGCTGGAAGGTAGCCACCCCGGGGGCCAAGCCGTTCACTGAGCTGGAGCTGAAGCTGGATGCGCGCAAGGCGGCCCTGGACAAGGCGGCGAAGGATGCAGGACGTCGGCAGGAATGAGAGGGTGCGAGCTGTTGCGGGCCACAGCGCTTTAAACCGTTCCGCTGCGGCACCCCCCTAGGAATTATTCCGAACCCATCCTGCTGGGCCATTTAAAGTGTGTTTAAAAGTATCGAGCGTGATTTAATGCCCCCAACAAAAACCGAGCTTGAGGGCTACAGATGGAAGAGGTCAAGGTTTCGTTTTACAAGGTCAAATCCTGTGGGTACTACCCCAGGGGGAATCACAAGAATCCAAAATTTGGTGGACTTGACGAAATTCTGGCGGATCTTGGCCGCTGGGGGGCAGGCAAGAAACTTGGTCACACCAAGACATTTCAGCCGAATGACGGTGGGAATCTATTGCCGGTGTACTTGGTTGATGTGACTCAATCTGGGGATGCTTGGTTGCTGAGGCTATGGAACGAAGTCGCCAATACGGATGGCAAAGTGGCCTCGATAAACGGTGAAGCGCCGGTTGGACGAGCGGAAGTTGCCGAAACAGAAGTTGAGGAAGGCCACATTCCGGGGCATGCCACCTACTTCTGGATACTTCCCGGGGAGGGCCTTATTGCAAGTGTCCGCTTTCAACACCCAACTGCCGGCTTCTACGGTTTGGCAAAGTACATGCGCAGCTTCGTTACACGGTTTACATCGTACGTTGCGTGGGGAGACCCTAATCAAGCAGGTCAACGTGACATTCTGGGATATCGCGCCAACCCAAATGATGTCCCTGAGTTTCTGCGAGCGCGTTTTCAGGCAGAAGTATTTGTGAAACCTGGCCCACTCGAATTGATTGTGAAGAATGCAGCAAACATTCGAAAGCTCAAGAAGAGAGCCAAACTAGATCTGACCATTCGTGCGGAACGGAGCCTGTTCCAACGACTGCTTGTTGGCATGCATCTCGCGAATCACCGGACGGTACAGCAAGAAGCCACCATGAACTACGAGGTTTCAGTTCAAGGCTTGCAGCAAGATGAGGTACGTGAAATAGTTGCTAGCTGGAACGACGAGGATGGAGACGACACCGACTATGGTTTCGTTTTTCACGGCGATGCTCAAACGCATTGGCTCGGCAAAGAATACGTGCGAGAAACGCTCGCGCTTGAAGTGGAGCGCGACAATACTGAGTTGGTCCGTCCAGATTCCTTGCTGCGTGAGCTTGCTAGGCACAAGCAGTATCTTCTTGGTCGATTGAACTAAGGAATAGATGTGTTGCGTAGGGTGATCGGTTGGACTCTGGCTGTTGCGGCCGTGCTCGCAGGGGCTTGGTTTGGCCGAAAAGTTCCCTTTGCCGAACAGTGGCCAATGTATGAAGGGCTACGTACCACAGCTGCAATCATTTTCGGTGTGATTGGCGCCTGGCTCGCCATCATCTATCCAGAACGATTGAAACTGTCGTTCAAACCTGCAAACCATACCGGGCCGAAGGAAACCGGTGTCGGGCAGCTCTTCAGTCCGGTAGTCAACTCCACATTGATCCTAGGCGCTATTCTGGTCATTGGTGTTGCGGCCCCCATCGCCAAGAAGTATCCAATGCCTTTTGACATCGAGTGGTGTAGAGGCATCTCCTATGGCGTTCTCGTTGCTCTGACACTCTTTCAACTGTGGACCGTTCTTTTGACCTTGGTGCCAGCGAGCACTATCAAGTCATTTGTAGATCATGAGGATGGCGCCAAGCGAGCTTTGGAAAGCCTCACGGTTCTGAATCAGAAGCCAAAACCATAGCCATTCCCCCTTTCCGTCATTGAGGCCGACACACGTCGGCCTTAGTTTTTTGTGCCCCCCTCGGCACAGTCACTCCATCGCAACCCGCCGCCCCGAGCGGCTCACATGGATGGAGTGATGCATGTCCGCAACCCAGACCCCGCAGCCCGAGAACGACAAGGGCAAGTCCAAAGAACTGACCATCGCCGAAGCCGCCAAGCGCGTACAGCGAACGGTGGTCGAACTCGTGGACGGCAAAGGCGAAGAAGGAAAAGCCGCCAAGGTGCCCCGCGAAAAGCGCGTGGCCGTCAAGGCTGAAGAAGTCCTGTCCTTCAAGGATTACGGCACCCATGTGGTCGTAGTCACCAAGGACGGCCAGAAGCTCACCAGCACGGGTGAGGAGTAAGCCCGCATGAAGTGGGCTCAACTCATTGCAGCGCTGGCGGCCTGTGGCGGCTTGCGCACTGCGGCAGCGGTGGACACCGCCCTGCGCGAGGCCGCAGCCGCCCCGGAGCGCGACTTCCGCCAACTCATCGACGTGGTGCGGGCAGCGATCTCGGAGCAGATCAACAACGGGCGCCTTCCCGAGCAGCGCCGGTACATCGGCCTGTCGGCCATCTACAGCGACCGCGCCGTGATCGAGCTGGACGGCAAGCACTTTCAATACAGCTACTCCTTCAAGCACATCGCGGGGACTGACCAGGTGGTGCTGGGCTCTCCCATTGAGGTCGTGGAGCAGTACGTCCCCACCGCGCCCACCCCAGCACCCGCTCCAACTATTCCGGCCGCTGCGCCCGCAGCAGTGCGCGAGGCTGTGGGCAGCGAGGCCTTCCGCGAGGCCGCTGACGGGTCTATCGAGGTGACCCTCATCCGCTCCGGCCGTAGCGGCAACCGCAACTACTACCCAGACGCCACGCTGCGCGAGGCAGCACACATGTTCGAGGGCGTGCGCGTGTTCACCAAGAGCGACGCAGAGCACATCGCGGGCAAGGGCAAGGACGTGCGCAACCTGATCGGCGGCATCTATGGCGTGCGCTTTGTGGAAGGCAAGGCGCCCGACACCGGGGCACTGGTGGGCACCTTTAAAGCCCTGGACCCCACAGATGCAGCGGTCACCAAGATGACCGAATCCGTCAAGCGCGGCATGCAGAGCCTGCTGGGCCTCTCCATCGACGCGGACGCCCGCACCAAGCAGCGCAAGGCCGGGACCGAGACCCTGCGCGAGGCCGTGAAGTTCACCAAGGTGCACTCCGTTGACCTGATTGTCGAACCGGGCGCTGGCGGCGGCCTGGATCGCCTGACTGAAGCCGCCGCCGACCAACCTCTCAACAACCCTGAAGGAAATGCAATGCCTCTCTGGAAGCAACGCCTGCTGGAGGCCATCAAGGCCAAAGACCCCGCCAAGCACGCCACCATCAACGCCGAGACCATCGGTGACGATGAGCTGGTGACCCTGCACGAAGCCGTGTGTGGCTCCCTGGTGCCCACCGCGCATGGTGCGACCCGCATCACCGAAGGCCAGGGCGACAACACGCCCCTGACCCGTGCCGACCTGGAAGTGTTCACCCTGCGTGGCGCAGCCCGCGAACGCATCAACGCGGCCAAGCTGCCCCAGGCCGCCAAGGACCGCCTGCAGGCGCTGGTATCCATCGCTGGCGCCGACCGCCTGACCGAGGCCGCCGTGGGCGACCTGATCAAGGCCGAGGGCGAGTACATCGCCCGCATGACTGAGAGCGGTACCGTGCGCGTGCCGATGTTCGGCGAAGGCTCCATTGTGGTGGGTGACCGTAGCCTGACCATGCGCGACATGCTCGACGCCTTCTGGGACCCTACCCACAAGGACCACGGCCGCGTGCAGTCCTTCAAGGAGTGCTACATCGAAATGACGGGCGACCGCTTGGTGACCGGCCGTCTCCGCGAATGCGACCAGTCGCGCCTGGCGGAATCGCTGGGCAGCACGTCCCTGGGTGAGGTGCTGGGCGACAGCGTGACCCGCCGCATGCTGGCCGAATACCGCGCTGCGGTGGACTTCGACGGTTGGCGCCAGCTCGTGAGTGTGGTGCCGGTGAACGACTTCCGTATGCAACACCGCACGCGCTGGGGTGGCTATGGCGACCTGCCCACTGTGGCGGAAGGCGGCGACTACCTACCGCTGACCAGCCCCGGTGATGAGGAGGCTACCTACAAGGCGGGCAAGAAGGGTGGCACGGAAGACATCACCCTGGAAATGATCAAGAACGACGACGTGGGTGTGATTCGCCGTATCCCCACCAAGTTGTCGCGCGCTGCCAAGCGCACGCTCGCCAAGTTCGTGTTCGACTTCCTGCGCACGAACCCGGTGATCTACGACACGAAGGCGCTGTTCCACGTCGACCACAACAACTTGTTCGCGGCGGCACTGTCGAAGGCCGAGCTGGCGGTCCACCGTCTGGCGATGCTCAAGCAGACCGAGCTTTCCAGCAACGACCGCATCGGCATCGCCCCTTCGCGGCTGGTGGTTCCCTCCGACCTGCAGGAGGCCGCTGTTGATCTGTTCAAGCTGTCCACCAACAACGAGAAGACGTTCATCCAGTCCCTGACGATGAACATCATCCCCGTGTGGTACTGGACCGATGCCAACGACTGGTGCACTGCAGCCGATCCGGCAGACATCCCCGGCATCGAGGTGGGCTTCCTGGACGGGCGCGAAGAGCCCGAGCTGTTCGTGCAAGACACACCCAACGTGGGCTCGATGTTCGCGGCCGACAAGCTGACCTACAAGATTCGCCACATCTACGGCGGCGCTGTGACCGACTACCGCGCCTTCACCAAGGCCGTGGTGGCGTAACGCACTGGACACACCCAGCGGCGCGAAGCGCTTCGGCGCAACAGGCTGGTGGCCTGACAAAGCACCCGGCCCACCCTGCAAGGGGTGGGTTGTCCAAGGCCCCGGACCTGGAGCCTTCGGCAACCCAGCCGACCAACAACCCTTCTTTAAACAGGAATCGACCCACCATGGCTTTGGCCGATTTTCAGGCGCTGCTGAGCGATCTGGCCCGCGATCAAGCCTCAGTGCTGACTGTGGACACACGCGCCCGCGCGCTGGAAGCTGCCCGTCTGCAGTACAGCGCGGACCTTCCTCGCCGCCTGATGGGCGATGTGACCTGGCCCGGTGGTTCACTGGCCCCTGCGCCGGAAGGCTGGACGGACGGCGCATGGATTCAAAGCGCTGAGTACCCCATCGGTCGAGACCCGATTGCGGTTATCGACGTGTCGGCCTACCTGTCTCCCACTGGCTGGCAGCTCATGGCAGCGGACCAAGTGGCAGTGGGTGGCGTGGTCCGCGTGAAGTTCATGGCCGAGCATGCGCTCTCGGCCACTGAGGACACCATTCCAGCACGTCACCGCCTGCCTGTGGCGCAGTACGCGGCGCACCTGCTGTGCCACCAACTCGCAACCCACTACAGCGCACAGCGCGAGAACAGCTTTGGCTCGGACGCCAGCATGACAGAGACACGTGCGCGTGAGTTCGCCGCCAGGGCCAGGGAACTGCGATCTGCCTACTACGCTGGGGTTGGCGTCTCTGACCCATTCACATCGGCAGCGGGCGGCAGCTCTGGCTCAACCGCCGCTGCAGGCGTTGTGACCTGGCCGAGCCGTAACCCGCGTCACCGCCTGGTGCAGCGAGGTGGCTTGTGAACCTGTCCATCAGTCTCGGCGGATTGCAGTCGTTCGCACAAGGGCTGCGTGAGGCACCGGCCTATACGGACCAGGTGCTGCAGGAGACCATGACCGAAGCCACGTTGCTGGTGCAGCGCGAATGGCAGGAGAACATGCCTCGCGTCTCCGGCCTCACGGCCAGGAGCATTACCAGCGACGTAGCCAGCACACCGGCTGGCGTGCTGGGCACCGTGAGCAGCAGCCAGCCCAATGCACTGTTCCTGGAGCTGGGCACCCGCCCCCACATGCCCCCCGTCGCTGCGATTGAACCTTGGGTTCAAGCGGTCCTGGGCATCCGTGAACCCAAGGAGGTCAAGCGTGTTGCCTTCCTGGTGGCCCGCAAGATTGCGCGTGAGGGGACACCTGCGCAGCACCCCATGGCGCGTGCCGTCCAGTCCACCGAGGGGCAAGTGGCAGCAATGTTTGACCGCGCCGCCGCCAAAGTGGCGGCCCACCTGGTGGGAGCGCGCAAATGACGATGCCCAACACCCTCGCCGCTTCGCGTACCGCATTGCTGGCCTTGTTGCGTTCCGTGTCTGCTGTCGGCGTGGTGCATGCGTGCGAACGGTATGCAGACGGTGAGCTGGGGTTTAAACAGGCCTACCTCTACACCCATGCCGATCCTGCCACGGATGCCTTTGCCAATGAGCCACATATCCGTGGCTGGTACGTGCGGCGCACGGCGACCTCGGAGGTCAATGCCAACGGACGCATCCTGAACGAACACACCTGGCTGGTGCGCGGCTATCTGTCCTTCCAGACCGCCATTGACAGCGAGCTGATCTTTGACGACCTGGTCGAGCGCATGCGTGATGCGGTGCGCGTGGACGGCTCCTTGGGCCTGCCTGGACTGTTGGGCTCGGGTCTGTCCGAAGAGCGAGGCGTGCAGGTTGCCAGCGCCGGTCCGGTGCTCTTCGCCGGTCTGCTGTGCCACAGCGCGGCGCTCGAACTCAAAACCCGCAACTGGGCCGAATGGAGAAAGCCATGAAACAAATTCCCACCAGGTCGAGAAACAAGGCCGCTCAACCTCCCGCGCCACCCGCGATGGAGCAAGTGATTCTGGCCCGGGAGCACGAGCACCTGGGCCAGAAAAAACCACCTGGCACACCCCTTGTCGTGCATCCAGAAACTGCCCGATGGCTGCGCGCCGTGGGCGTAGTTGCCCCCTTACCCACCACCACCAAGGATTGATCTATGACCTCTGCAGCCATCATCAAACGCATCTTCGCACCCGCAGGCTATATGGGCCAGGTGTACGCCCGTGAGCGCGGTACTACGGCCGCTCCCATGCCCATCGGCAACGTCCTGGAACTGGAGCTGTCCCATAAGGAGGATGTCCAGAAGCAACCAGACATGACGGCTCTCGGCGGCGGCACCCACGCAGAGATGCGCCGTGTAACCGATGTCGAGATCAAGATGAAGCTAGCCGACCTGAACGTGACCAACTTGGCGCGTGCGTCGCTGGGCACCGTGCAGGGAGTGGATGCCGGGACGGTTGCGAACGAAGCGCAAAAGGTCACTCGGGGTGGTCTGCTGCGCACCGTGCACATCGGCCCAAAGAACCTGACGCTGCGCAAAGGCAGCACGGCGGGTACAGCAACGGCAACGGATGAGCAACACTCCGGGGTGAACAAAGGAGCCCTCGTGCCGCTTTTGCACCTGACTGCAGCGCCTGCCACGAACGTCAGCATCCGAGTGGGAGCAGACGAGGCCACGGCGACACCACTGACGGCTGCGGGCAACTACACCGTGGTCGCAGGGGGTATCCAGGTAGCAGCAGATGCGCCCGGCGTGGTCGATGGCTCCGTCTTTTGGGTGAACTACACGTATGCCACGGTGGGCGACCTGATTGCCGCAGCTGGCAACTACGAAGTGCGTGCTTCCGGTGTCTACGTGCTGCCGGATGCCGTGGACCTGGCCGACGATGACGATGTGAAGCTGAGCTATGAGTACGGCAGCTACGCCATCATCGAAGCCCTGACGACCAAGGCCAAGGAGCTGGAGCTGATCTTTGAAGGGCTCAACGAGGCTGACGACGGCAAGCCATGCATTGTGGAAATCTGGCGTGCAAGCCAGGGGGTGGCGTCTGCCATCGGTCTGCTGGCCGACAAGGGCTTCGCAAGTCTGCCGGTCACCGGCGCCGTCCTGAAGGACGACACCAAGAGCGGGGTCGGCGTCAGCAAGTACTACCGCGTGCGCAAGGTCTGACGACGACCCATCCACTCCCCCCAAACGAATAAGGCCGACATTTGTCGGCCTTATTTTTTTGTGCTTCGCGCGAGACAGTTACGTCATGGCAGCTACTGCTGGCGCTTGAAAAACGGGTTCAGAACCAGCCAGGTGATGAAGGCGCCCAGGCCAAAAAAGGCCACAAAGCCAACGGCCATGCCAATCGACACGAAGCCACCTGCAGCAAGCAGGAACGCAACACACAGCAAAAAGAGGATCGGGCGCATGCCTGCATTGTAAGAAAACATGGCCGACAAGCAAGTCAGTGCAGAACTCCGCGTTGGTGTCTCGGGCCGTGAGTCAATCACAGGCCTGGCGGATGACCTGGACGACGTCTCCAAGGTACTGACAGGCGAGCTGTCGAAGTCCGCCCAATCGGCCGCAGCCCGGTTGCGCGAGCTGGCCGAACAAGACGCCGCGATCTCTGCCTTCTTGCAACTGCAAACCGAGGCACGCGACGCGGGCCGTGCCCTCAAGGCGGCAGAAACCGAGGCCGCCAACTATGGTCGACAGATTGCGGCCATGGGGCCACCTACCGCCCAGGAAGCAGCCGCGCAGCAGCGCCTGCAGGCGGGGGTCGATGCTGCACGTACAGCCTTGAGCCAGCAGGAGCAAGCCCTATCTGGCGCTCAGGCCGCACTGCAGCGGTTTGGTGTGTCCGGGCAGAACGCCCGGGATGCGCAGCAACGACTGCGCCAGGAAGTGGCCGGAGTCCGTGAGACCATTCAAGACCTGGTCCCCGCCTACCAGGGGGCCGCCACCGGAGCTTCCAATGCCGGTGAGACCATGGTGCGCACACACCGCCAGATTGGTGATGGTGTGGAGTCCATCAGCCAGCAACTGGCCCGACTCCAGAGCTTCTACGCAGCCCTGCAGGGCTTCCAGGGTTTAAAGACCATGGCATCGGACCTGGCGGAGACCGCCGACCAGGTCAACAACCTGCAGGCCCGTTTGAAGCTGGTGACCGGCGAGGGTGACAACTTCACGCGCTCCTGGAACGAGGTCACCCAGGTTGCATTACGCACCCACAGTGCCCTGGAAGAGACGGGCGTTCTGTTCACGCGCCTGGCGCAGGCTGGCAAGGATGCGGGCCTGTCTACTGTCGCGGCTAGCACCCAGGCCTTGGCACTGACCGAGACGATCAACCAGACGATCCAGCTCAGCGGCGCCAGCGCTCAGGCGTCCAGCGCGGCGATTACCCAGCTGGTGCAAGGCTTGCAGGGCGGCGCTTTGCGCGGCGATGAATTCAATTCCGTCATGGAGCAGAGCCCGCGCCTGGCGCGCGCGTTGGCGGACGGCCTCGGCGTCACCACTGGGGAACTTCGCAAGATGGCAGAGGCTGGCTTGCTCACCAGCGACACCGTCATCAAAGCACTGCAGGGGCAAAGCCAGACAGTCGCTGCTGAGTTCTCGAAGCTGCCACCGACGGTGGGCCGGGCGCTGCAGGACTTGTCCACCCAATGGACCCTCTATGTCAGCGAGACCGACAAAGCTACCGGCGCCAGTGCGATGGCAGCCTCTGCGATCAGCGCACTCGCCAACAACCTCAAGACCGTCGCAGGCCTTCTGATTGACGTTGGGCAGGCCACTGCTGCCTTCATGGCACTTCGGCTCGCTCAGCACTTCCTGGGCATCGGCGTGGCCGCACAGGCCTCGGCAGCAGCGGTGGCCGCGAACAACGTGCAAATGGTCGCCTCTGGCAACGCAGCAGCGACAGCCGCAGTGGGTGCCAGCCGATTCGCCACGATCCTTGCCAGCCTGCGCACCTTCACCCTGATTGGTCTGATCGCCAACTTCAAGGACATCGGCACCGCGATTGGTGAGGCCGCCGCCAAGCTGGCGGGATACAAGGACCGTACCGATGAGCTTGCCCGCGCGGACAAGCTGGCGGCAGACATTGCCAAGGAGGCAGCAGCAGACAGGGCTCGCCTGGCTACTGCCATTCAAACCGCAGTTGAACGCACTTTCGATCTGTCAAAGGCAGCACGCTCGGGTGTCGCAGAGTTTGAGAAGCTGAGCAAGGAAGGGGTTGTCACCGCCGAAGCGCTCAAGAAGGCGACCGACGCTTTTGACCTATCGAAGGTTCAAGGTATCCGGGACTTCTCCGCCGTGCTCGAAAAACTCGCAGCGGACGGAAAGATATCGCTTACGGAGTTACAGGCTGCATGGTCGAAAGCGTTGGACGGCAAGGACCTCGCGGAATTTGAGGTTAAGGCGCGAGCCGCATTCTTTGCCGCACGCAGTGAAGCGGAGAAGGCTGCGAAGGCAGTTCGCGATGCCCTTGAGCAAGGTGTGACTGGTGAGCCATTGGCGGCGCTAAAGGCAAAGGCAGAGGCCGCCTTCGCTGTGCTCACCAAAGAGTCAGAGCGATCCACTCAGTTGATGGATTCTCTTCTCCGGGAGGCAGTCAAGCGCACGGGACTTGAGTTTGAACAGCTCCAAGGTCGAGTGGGGGCCACTTCCCGCAGCGCCATCAACGACGTGGAAGCCATCATCGCGGGCCTGGACAAGCTCAAGGCCGAGGGGGTGGACACCGGGCGCGCGCTCACCGCGTCACTGAGCAAGGCCATTCAGTCGGCAGACAGTGAAAAAGCGCTGGAGACCGTGCGCTCTCAGATCGAGCAGGTTCGCAAGGTCCTGGGCGACAAGATCGCTGATGGCTTGCTCGACCAGGCCAAGGAAAAAGCCATCGCCCTGAAAGATGCCCTGGACCAAGCTACGCCAGGCATCAACAGCGTGCGCGAGGCGCTGAAGCAGTTGGGCGTAACGTCCGACGAGACGCTCAAGAAGACGGCAACCGATGCCAAGGAAGCTTACGACACGCTCACTGCCAGCGGCACTGCGAGCGCCCGAGAGCTGGGCGAGGGCTTTAAACGGGCTGCGGAGGCGGCCATTGCAGCAAACAAAGGTGTCGCCCCAGCCTGGGTCGAAGGGCAAGCGGCAGTTCGCGGCTACGAGGTCCAGCTCGACGCTGCGGGCAAGGCAACGCTGAAGCTGCGCGACTCCATTGAGCAGACCGGTGCATCCAGCGGTCGCGTTGCGCCAGGTATGCAGCGCGACTGGGGTGGCGTGACCTCGGCGATCCGTACCTCAACGCAGGCCCTGCAGGAATACCAGCGCCGCATGCAACAGACCTACGGCCGTCCGGGAGAAGGCGACAAGGGCTTGTTTGAACGCGGTCGGTTCTCCAGCAACGGGCAGGAGCTGGGTGGTGGTGTGCAGGAAGTGGGCACGGGCGGCTCGCAGTTCCGCAACAAGGACGGCTGGTCGAGCGACGCCATGGGGCGTGCGCTGACCCAGGGCATATGGACTCGCACCGCAATCATCGACTACCTCAAACAGGCCGGGCTTGATGAGCTGCTCGCTCGGAAGCTCTCTGAGCAATTTGTCGATGCCAACGGCAAGGTTCCATACACGGCCAAGGATGTCCAAAAGCGGTGGGCTGGAAAGTTCGGCACGTTGTCAGAAGCGCTGGGCAACATGGCCGAGCACTACAAATACACCGACGAAGGCAACGCCGAGGCAGACCAGATGCTCGACTTCGAAAGAAGAAGGCGCACCACTCCTCAAAGAGGTCCGGCAACGTCTGCAGGCGGGAGTGGCGGCTCTTCGGGCGCCACCTACGTCTCCAACATCACCATCGACGGCCAGCCCACCACCGTGCGCTTTGCCGACGCAGAGAGCCAGGGCAAGGGTGAAGACCTGTTGCGCAGGCTGGCTCGGGCCAAGAGCACCGCTGTCCGTTAAACCCCATGAGCATCACCCTGACTTACAGCGGCACGACCGCAACCCTGAGCGACCGCCTGCACTGGGCGGATGAGTTCGACTGGTCCCCGGTCGAGCAGGCCACGGGCTATAGCACCACTGGCGCTCTGCTGGTGGACGTGTCCCTCAAGCAAGCGGGCCAGCCCATCACGCTGGAAGGCACCGACACCAACGCCTGGATCAGTCGCGCCCTGTGCAGCTCCTTGCAGGCCTGGGCCAAGCTGCCAGGTATCCAGCTCGAGCTGGTCCTGCGTGGCGAGACGCACCTGGTCATCTTCGACCACGCCAAGGGCGGCTTCTCGGCCCAGCCGATCTGGAAGCTCCTGGACGGCGAGATCACGCCCGAGCTGTTCTACCGCCCCACCTTCCGTTTTCTGAAAGTCTGATCCATGACCATCCTTGAAGGCGACATCAAGCTGCTCGCGTCCCGTGTGATGGACGACGTGCCCGAGGGCGGCGGCGGCCCCACCGGCAACGTCATCCCCTACGGCGGCAGCAACCACATCTTCCGCGACATCACCGAGGCCGACCGGGCCGGTGGCGCCGTGAGCGTCATGCAGGTGCACGCGGCTGTGATGACCAACAACGCCGAGCCCTACATGGGCGCGAACTTCATCCTGTCCATGCCGCCCACCGACCCCAACGTGTCGGTGACCCTCGCCAAGTGCAACCTGTTCGCCCGCCGCACCGAGATCGCGGCGGCCATTGCCAACTACCTGATCAAGGCGTCCGAGTGGTCTGGCTACCTGCTGGAGAACCATGTCCAGGGCCAGCGGAACATTCAGCTTTTCCACCGGCCTGGCACGGCCACGCCGCCCATCGGCCGCACCCTGGTGCTGATCTACAACGAAGGCCTGGCGGGCGAGCGGGTCCAGTACGTGCGGGTGACCAAGGCCACCACCGAAACACGGGTGTTCACGTACAACAGCAACGGCACCTATGTGGACTTCCTGGGCTCGGTCACCCAGCTCGACCTCTCGGACAGCCTGCGTTTTGACTTTCCGGGGAGCCCACCCGACCGGGGCTTCGGCCGCGCGGCAGGCAAGACCATGATCCGCGACACCACCGTGGCGGATGCGGCCGAGTACTACGGCGCTGCCCCCACCGTGCTGGCCGGAACCATCGGCGACACGAACGTGAAGGTGGACAGCATCTACACCCAGCTCGTCCCCAACTCGCGCACCGAGACCTCGGCACTCGACCAACGCCCGGCCGCAGCGCGCTCCATCGTCCTGGCCGAGGCTCCGCGCCGGGTGGAGATCGGGGTAGCTGCCCACACCCAGCGCATCAAGATCGGTCAGGAGAACCGGGGGTTCAATTACGTCTTCATGCTCAAGCCGCTCCCAGAGCCAGGCTCGGTCACGATCAGCTGGAGAGCGCTGGGCACCTGGTACGAGCTGCAGGACGATGGCGCAGGCGCCTTTGCAGGCAGTGGCGCAGGCCAGCTCATCTACGGCACGGGCAGCGGCAGCATCACACTGCCCGTCCTGCCCGACGCAGGCAGCGCGATCATCATCCAGTGGGGGGAGCGCGTCGGCTTCACCAACCGCAGCACCCAAGGGGCCGCCATCCGCGCCCCGGAGTACTGCTGGACGTTGGAGCATGAAGGCGTTGTGCCTGGCTCGCCCGTGTTCACCTGGTACAGCGCCGGAGTGCTTCGGACCGCCACCACGAACGCCGCAGGTGTCATCAGCGGCGACGCATCTGGCCTGATCGACTACCCCAGCGGGACGGTGCTGCTGCGCACCGTGTACCTGCCTGACGCGGGTGGGGAGATCAGCACCGCCTACGACACCGACCAGGTCGTCACAGAAATCCTCGCCCCCGGCGCCCCGGATGCCGGCGGCTTCGTCGCCCTGGCGCTGCAGCAGCAGCCTGCGGCCAGCACCCTGCAGATCGAGTGGGCCACGGCCCGCGCTGTCAGCAACACCAGCGGCGGCAGTCTGACCAACACCAACGCCACCAAGACGGTCGACGTCACGTACACCATCCGCACGGTGCCCGAATACCGGGAGCCTGAGTCGACGACCGGCTTGTACGTGAACTGGCCTCGCAGCTCCTAAAGGGACCGCCCTATGACCATCGTATACGTCTCGCGGCCCTTCACCGTGACCAAGTCCAACACCAACTCCAGCTCCCTGACCCAGGAGACCGGGCGCACGGCCGACGACAAGCTCGTGGTGGTGCACACCGTCACTGACGACGGGGCGGGCTCCTTCATCAACAGCCTGGGCACCGTCAACTACGCCGCCAAGGCTGTGAGCCTGCGCATGGTTCGCGCAGACCGCACCACCGAGGCCTACAAAAGCGACTTTGACACCGCCAAAGAGTTTTCTGACACGGTGGGCGACGGCAATGGAACCACTACCACCAACAGCCGCAAAGGCGCGGAATACGCGACGGCGAGCGTGGGTGAGGAAGTGCTCGCGGGCTCCAGCGTGGTGGCCCGCTATCGGGTTGCACCGGCCGTGATCACCCACCGCACCGATTCATTCCAGCCCGAGGCCATCGTCATTGATCTGTGCCCCTATACGTCCGATGCCATCGTGCCTGGCAGCGTGCAGTTCCTCTGGATGGGCCAGACCTATACCGACTTCGAGGGCGTGATCTATCGGGGCCGCACTGCGGGCAATCCCGGCATCGACTCGGGCCGCATCGACTACGCCGCAGGCACTGTGCGCATGACCGACTACGTGGTGGGGCCGAACCCCAACACGATCACGCTGCAGAGCCTGTGGACGCGCCGCAGCGCCTGGAAGACCGCCAGCCTGTTCATGCGCACCCAGGCGGCCCCGATCAAGCCCACCGGCTTCGTGCTGACGCTCACCGACACGGCGGGCAACGCACTCACGGCCACGGGCGATCTGAACGGCAACCTGCAGGGCACCCACATCTGGGGGCACATGGACTACCTGACCGGCGTGGTCGAGCTGCAGTTCGGGGACTTCGTGCTGGATTCCACATTGACCGCCGCGCAGCAGGCCGAATGGTGGTACGACCCCGCTGAAGTCGGAACGGTGGAGGCGGGCAAGATCTGGCGGCCGTGGCCGGTGGACCCGACCACCCTGCGCTACAACAGCGTGGCGTACTTCTATCTGCCGCTGGATGCGGACATCGTGGGCCTGGACCCTGTGCGCCTGCCGCCCGATGGCCGGGTGCCCAAATACCGCGTGGGCTCGTATGTGGTGATCGGCCACACAGGCGTGGTGCCAGCCGCCGTTTACAGCGCAGGCCAGACCATCAACTGCGCCCGGGAGCGCCTGTCCCGTGTCTACCTGGTCGGCGCTGACGGCCAGCTTATCCGCACGGGCTACAGCCCCGATCTGAACGCGGGCACCATCGCCGTGACCGATGTGACCGGCTGGGTGCAGCCCGTGACGGTGAAGCACCGCATCGAGCAGATGGCGCGCGTAGCCGACGTGCAGATCGACGGCACGCTCAAGCTCACCAAGCAGCTCGCCCACAACTTCCCGGTGGGCTCCATCGTGTCGAGCGCCGTCATGGCGGGCAACCTGCGCGCCCGTGCCTTACCCGTGTTTGACCAGCAGACCTGGGACGGCGTGAGCTGGGCCGACGTCACAGTGGGCAACCCAGCACCCGCCACCTACAACGACGGTGCTTTCCCCGTGGTGGTGACCAACGCGGGCGCCGTGACCGAGCGCTTTGCCCTGCGTGTCCTCACCGGAGGCACTGACGTCGAGGTGATCGGCGAGCACGTGGGCAACCTGGGCACCTTCAGCCGCAACACGGCCATCGCCCCGATCAACCCGATCAGCGGGGCGCCGTACTTCACGCTCGCGGCTGCGGGCTGGGGAGCGGGCTGGGTGCCCGGCAACACGCTGTTCCTGCCCACGGTGGGGGCGTATTTCCCGCTGGTGGCGATCCGCGCCACGCAGCCCTCCGAGGCCATCGGTACCGACTACGCCTTTGAACTGACCGAGCGCGGTGATATCGACCGCACGCCCACCAACCCCGTCATCTAAACCGCCACCATGATCTACACCTTCGACTCCGCCATGACGGGCGCCCCCGTCCTCTCTGGTTCCGCTGGCGCTCTGCGCGCGTTGGTCAAAGCCTGCCTGGTTGACGGCTTCGGTGCTGGCGCCGTGGCGACGCTCACCGTGGCAGCGGGCATCGCCACCGCCACTTTTCCGGGCGCGCACCCCTACCGCGTGGGCTCGGTGAGCCAGTTCGCAGGGGCAACGCCTGCAGGCCTGAATGGGCAAAAGCGCATCCTCTCCATCACCACCAACGCCGTGACCTATGCCGCGCCTGGCATCGCAGACGGCGCGGCCACCGGCACCATCACCCACAAGGTGGCGGCTGCAGGCTGGCAGGAGCTGTTTGCTGGTGCACTTGCCAATGTGCTGTGCGTCAAGCCCACCGTGCCCGAGGCCACCGGCTGCGTCCTGCGGGTGGATGACACGGGCACCATCAATGCCCGCGTGCGTGCCTACGAGAGCATGACCGACGTGTCGACCGGGGCTGGGCCAACGCCGCTGGAGAGTCAGCTCGCGGGCGGTCTGTACTGGCCCAAGAGCAGCGTGGCCAACGCCACGGCGCGGCCCTGGTATCTGGTCGCCGACGAGCGTGCGTTCTACCTGGCGGCTGACCCTGCCGGTGCAGGCCGCTTCACCCTGCTGTTCGCAGGCGATATCGCCAGCTTTAAAAGCGGCGACGCCTACGGGTATCTGGTCACCGGCAACCAGGCCGACCAAACCTTTGCGACCACGGTGTCGGATGGGTGTTGCGGCTGGTCGCACCGCAGTGCCCGCTCTGGCGCTTACATGGTGCGATCGCACACGGCAATCGGGCAGTCGATCGCCATGCAGCGCCTGGGCGCTCACCACAACGGGTCCACAGCCGATGTCTATGCAGGCACTGCGGGGTATTCGCTGGGCACGTATCCCAACGGTCCTAACAATGGCCTGTTGACCAGCGTTCTGGAGCTGCATGCCATGGGCATCCGAGGCACGCTACCCGGGCTCCTGCATCCCGTGCAGGACTGTGGCGGTGCGTTTACCTCTGGCGTCATCGTGGACGGTACCGACGACCTGGCCGGGCGTCGCCTCATGGCGATCCGTGTCGCGCCTCCGTCCGGAAGCGTCACTCCTGGTGCAGTGCTCCTCGATATCACAGGCAACTGGAGCCGTTGATGGCCTCTGCACGGTATTGGAGGCTAGTGGGCCTGCGTGCCTACGCAGAAGGAGCCCTGGAGCTGGGCGGGCTGCATTGGCTGATCGCGGGCTCCCGTGTGGACAGCACCGCGACGCTCACCTGCAGCCATGCCCCGGCCTCGGGGACTCTGGCGGCCCTGCAGGACGCCGATGCGAGCACCCTGGTGCGCTTCAGTGCAAGCGCGGTGCGCTCGGGCGGGTTCTTCTTGTCCTGGGACTTCGGCGCTGCAGTGACCGACCCATACCCACGCATCGCCGCTGCAGGCCTGGCCGAGTTCCTCGGATGGGCCACATTGCAATACTCGACCAACGGGACAGCCTGGACCACCGACTTGAGCTTTGGGCGGGTGATCTATCCCGGTGCGGGGCAGTGGACCCCCAATGACCCGAAGTTTCGGGTGGACTCCCCCTCGGACTGGGATGCCGCGAGCAAGGGGGGCTCCGCAGCAATCTTCGGCCGCGAAGCTTGGGTAGGGAGCAACTTTTCTGGGATTGTCCGTACCAATGCGCCGCGCTCGAGCGGACGGCGCGTCTTTGGTTTGCGGCTGAGCGTGGTGAACCCGCCGCAGACCTTTTTTGGCGGGCTGGCCGCCCTGAGTGGCTGGGGGACTTACACCGTCGGGAAACACTGGCTGCTCTACGGTGAAAACGACTCTTTGTACTACTACCCGACCGCATCCATCATTACCGTGAGTCCAAATCCCGGCGCTCCGAAAGTGGTTGGGGATACCGCCTACTACGACGTGGACCTCGCCACCGGCTACATGGCGATCAAGAAGAACGGAGGGGCTTGGTCGCCCCCAGTCCTCCTGCCGAATTTTGTGGTGGGCGCCGACTACATCATTGATCTCTTGGCCCCAAGTTCATCGGGTGCCTCTGCCGGAGCAGTCCTGCTCACAACGGCCGCTGAATTGGGTGCAGCAATCCCGTCTGGAGCGACCGCATGGGACAGCGAGTCGGGCACGAATCTGTTTGCCGAGTCGGTCGTGATGGCATCTGCTCCCCGCTCGCTGCTGTCAGCGGCCAGCGCACAGGTGCCGACAAGCGCGACAACCCGGTCAAGGGTGCTGCAGGCAAGAGATACCGAGTTCGGTGGACCCGGCACCATTTACGGCACCACCAAGACCAAGGGCGCGCCCAATACCCCCACCAAGGCCCGCGTGGTGCTGCATCACCAGCGCAGCAAACTGCCCATTCGTGAGACGTGGAGCGATCCAGTCACGGGTGCCTTCGCATTCACTGGCATCGACACCAGCCAGCAGTTTCTGACGCTGGCCGAAGACGCGGCGGGCAACTTCCGGCCTGTGGCGGCCAACAAGCTCACGCCCGAGGTGCTGTCATGAGCGGCACCTTCCGGGTTGGCCCCGTGTTGTCCCTGGCCCAGCTGGAGGCCGTCATCGCGACGGCGGACATTGGCCCCGGCCCCAGCAAGATTCAGCTTTACACCACCGCTCGGCACGCGGCCCTGGATGGTGCTGCAGGCGACTTGCCGCAAGCCGAGGTGGTGCTGGCCGTGCCTTGCGCCTCCATCGTGGGTGGTGCGCTGGTGCTGCATGTCGCGAACCCCGATGGCACCCTGGTGATGAGCACGGGCCTGCCGCGCTGGGCGCTGTGGGTCAACGGCGCTGGCGCCATCGTGGCCGAGGGCAGCGTGACAGATGAGGCCAATGGCGGCGACTTCTGGGTGGCCGGGGGCGTCACGCCACCTGGTGAGACCAGCCCGCTGCTGCAGGCCGGTGGCCTGGTGCTCCTGGGCGCCACCTCGCTCACATAAGGCCAGGCCGTGGCAAGCACCGATCTGCTCTTTGGTCAGCTCCCGAACCCTTCGGGTGGTCCTGTCGAGATCGTCTTTGGCGACGACAGCGGCCTGCCGCCTGGTGCGGTCGAGCTGCTGGCCAGCGGCACGATCACCGGGTTGCGCGGGCGGATCGGCGTGCGCGTGGCGACCAGGCTGCGGGCGGCGGGCACCCTCACGGGCCTGCGCGGCCGGATCGGTGTGCTGTTCGATGTGAACGTGGAGCGTCCCCTCGCTGCCACCACTGTGAGCGGCTGGCAGGATGCCCGGGCGGTGCACGCAAGCACCCAGGTGCGGTATGAGCAGGCTCAGCCCGTGCATGCAGCCGTGCAGGCTGTGTGGCAGGACGGCCGCACTGTGGGCGCCCCCCACCAGACGCGCTGGCAGCAGGCACAGCCCCTGGCGGCTGTCGTGCGCCAGGTCATGCAGCAGGCGCAGCGTCTGGGCAGCGCCCCAGCCCTGCAGCGGTTTGAAGAAGCCGAGCGCCTGCGCTCCGTCGCCCTGCAGGGCATGCAGCAGGCACAGCCACTGGCAGCAGCCCCGGTCCTGCAGCGGTTTGAAGACGCCACCCGCCTGCGCCACCTGGTGCAAGCCCGCTTTGAAGAGGCACTGGGCCGCCAAGCCGGAGTACTCAGCAGCTTCGGCCGTGCGGTGCCGCTGTCACGGGTGTGGGCCTCGCGGTACGAGGAGGCCCGCAAGCCACTGCCAGGCATCAGCAAGCCGGTGCAGCCGCCCGTCGATGACCCGTGCTACGTGCCCAGCCTGCCAGCGCACCTGGTGTTTGAAGAGCTGGCCGACAGCAGCCAGCCTGTGGGCCTGGTGTTCGTGTGCGAGCGGCATGGGCCGGGGCCGCAGCCAGGCGAAACCATCGTTATCCCTGTTCGGAGTACCTACATCGTGATCAACAACATCACCCTGCACCGGGTGGACACGGGCGCCGAGCTGCGCGCCTACAGCTTCAGCATGTCGCTGGACCACCAGTCCTGGACCTGGTCCTGGACGGCCACGCTGCACAGCGATGCGGCAAACCACCTGGGCCGCGACAGCGCGGGCGATCCGGCCGAGCTGGCTGTCTTCGTGAATGGGGTGGAGTTCCGCCTGCGGCTGGAGGCGAAGTCGCGGGACCGGCGTTTCAGCCCCACGCGCTGGGTGGTGTCTGGCAAGGGCAAGGCCTCGGTGCTGGGCTCGGCCGACGCTCCCAAGCAGTCTTTTCGCAACCTGGTCGACCGCACGGCCCAGCAGCTCATGGCCGATGTGCTCACCGTCAATGGCGTGCCCATGGGCTGGACGGTGGATTGGGGCCTGGATGATTGGCTGGTGCCAGCTGGGGCCTGGGCGATCCAGGGCAACTACATCGACGCCATCAACGACATCGCAGGGGCTGCAGGCGGCTATGTGCAGCCCCACAACACAGCCGCCACGCTGCGGGTGTTGCCGCGCTATCCCCTGGCGCCCTGGTACTGGGACAGCATCACGCCCGACTTTGAGATTCCAGCCGATGCGGCCGAGGTGGAAGGAACCGAGTACATCGACAAGCCCGCATACAACCGCGTGTTCCTCGGCGGCATTGGAGCCGGGGTGTTTGGCCCATTCACTCGGACGGGTACACCGGGAAACATCATCGCCCCGCAGGTGAACCATGCCCTGATCACCCACCCGGACGCCCATCGCCAGCGCGGTATTGCCGAGCTGTCGGACACCGGCAAGCAAGAGCGGATCACGCTCAACATGCAGGTGCTGCCCGAAACCGGTGTGATCGTGCCG